GTAGCCGCACCGCCGCCTGTCGATTGAATGGTATCTGCTCGTAATGTACTCATACTATCACCAACTCTGCGCCCGAAGCGACTGTTAGGGTTACGCCTGTCGCCACAGTCAGTGTGCCAGCGCACAGGCCGTTAGTGCCTGTCGCCACAGTGACATCGGTGTCAAGCTGTTGCTCATGAACGCGGATAATGTCGGCAGTGCCACCGCCGCTATCGCCCAAGAATGAACCGCCGCCACCAGCACCCCAAGACAGTGTGCCGGAGCCGTTTGTCAGTAGCGTCTGGTTAGCCGACCCATCGCCGTCAGGCAAGGTGAATGTGGTTGTCGCTGTGACCGATGACGGTGCTTGAAACTTGATCTGGTGGCTGTTGTCGTCATCCGCCAGACTCAGCACATCGATGCCAACCGTGCCGGAGACAACATCGGCCACGTCCGCCATAATCTCGCGGATGGCGTTGTTGATCCCAGAGGGGCTACAATTTTCATCTATGTCAATCGACTGGATGTCGGTGTTCGCAGAATTGGTCGCGCTGTAATCGCGCACACTGTTCTTTGCCATTATTGTTGTCCTCTTAGCATTGCCTTGCCGCTTTCTGTTATATCATAGATTGCGCCGCTTTGGGTGGTGTATGAGTCAACTATTCTGTCCTGCGGCATAGCTTGCGCTGGACTCACCGGAGATGGTATTTGCTGTGCCATCAGTCCGGCTGTGGCTGGTGCGCGTAATCCGGCACTGACCGCAGGGACTACTCCGACTCTAGGTCTTTGCATTGCGGCAGGAACCCGCATTCCGCCAACCGTCTCAGGCAACCTCATGCCGCGCAGTAGTGCTTGCCCACCCCTTGTGGTGGCACCCCTTCCAAGAATACCGCCAGCCAAACCAAGCATTGCACCCTCTGGGGACGCTCCGCTCGGCGCACCCAGAAGCGCACCACCGCCGCCATACAACGCCGTACCCATAAGAAATCGCTCTGCGGAACCGCTTGTCGGGAGTTTGTCCCCGATGATACTTCTGGCAACCTCAATCGGCTTTTGCATTCGAGCCTCGCCAGCCGCAAGCCTAGAAAGACCAGCCGCCCCAGCCTTGCGTTCCTCTGCCCTGACAGCCGCCATAGCCTGTGCCGGAGTAAACCCGCTATCCGCGCCTTTAGCCGCCGCCGCCCTGAGTGGCACAAACTGTGAATAGGCTCTGTTTGTCTTTTGCAAAAGTTCTTTTTTAGCTGGTGTGTATTTGGCGATCAAGTCCATCATCCCAACATCTAAGTCGCTGTACGCTGACGCTATTGCGCCATCGATTGGGTCTGTGCTTTTAACAAACTTTAATCCCTGTTCACCTATCTTCTTTTGTATATCTTGAATGGCATCGCCTGACAGCTTTCCATCTTTTACGCGACCCAGAACTTGACGAATTACCATATTTTCAAAATCAACACCCTTTTCCAGACCAGCAACCCCAACCTCATCCTTTGCGCTGGCCACTATCTGTGCAAGGTCATCCATAAAATCGTCAGACGCATCGATTTCAACACCTTTCAACGCCTCTTTATATTTTTTGTCAAATATGGCTCTAGCCTTATTAAACGCAGTCCTTGGCGTTGTGTCTTTAGGCAACTCAATGCCCAACGGCTTCAAAGCCCTGTTGTACATATACACAGGGAACGCACTCATGCCGCGCTTTTGTTGCGCGGCAATGCCGCCACCGATAAGCGGCATAGATGTCAACGCTTCTTCCCCGCGTTTCATGACAGGGTAATACTGCCCAACTGTCAGTGGTATTTTCTTGCCGAGTGCCAAAGCCTGACGTGATATGGCAGGTGCGAGGGCTTCCCCGCCGACACCTAATGCGCCGCCCAGCGCGGCACTAACAGGCACGTCCTCTATTTCTTCTGCCGCGCCAGCACCGTAGGCCGCGCCGCCAATGCCAGCCTGTTTCAAAGCACCCCTGACGCCAAGACGCCCAAGAGTAGCCGCCGCCCCGCCCATTGCTGGCAGACTCGCGGCTATTTCCGTGCCGTATGCCTCAACAGGAAAATCAGACCTAAACTGCTCCAGACCAGCGCGGATTTTGTCTCTTTCTTTTTTGTAGGTTTCTTCGCCAATCAGACTTCGGACAAACGCCTCTATTTCGTCAGCCGTGCCAAACGTAATACCCTGCGCCGCAGAGCGACCCAAGCCAGCAAAATACTCTGGCGTAAATCGTTCTGCCTCTGGGGTTGGTGCTGTGGATGATCCGCCTACTTTTTTAAGTGCCATTTTTTATTCCTCAACATACAGTTCTCCACCAATCATCACATATGTGCCTTTTGGTAGGTTTGCGTCAGCGGCGTCAGCTTCTGTTGTAAAAGTTGTATATGGATTAGCCAATGTTCCGACTTCCGGTATGCGGCTCAAAACAACTTTTGTCGGGTCTAAGTCATATGCCTGAGATAAGTTTGTGTATCTATTCTCGATATTTCTCTGCATTTCCATATATGGCTGGAATTGCGTCCTTGCGGCTTGCACAAATTGTTCTCTTAAAGGATCCGAAAGTCGCTGGCCTGTTCTCACCTTGTTGTATAAATTTCTTAATTGCTCACTTACGCCACCAGCTTTTTCGGCTGTCGCAAACTCACCCTCTCTAACAACAGATGTTGGGTCGATGACTTTCATGTAACCGAAAATAAGGGCAAGGTCAGTCGGGCCAGTTGGCGTGTCTGTCATTGCCGCTTTTTGCACTTTTTCAAAACCAAGCCGTGCCTCATCAAAATTTTTGGCTTGCTTATCAAACTCGCCTCTAAGCTGTTTTTCGTTTGTGAAACTCTCTGCGCCAGAAGCCCCGCCAATCTCTCGCTCTTTTTGTTCATATTCAGCAATAGCCATACGCCTATCAAAAGCCGCCTTTTCTGCGACGGCCTTGCTTTGAGCCTCTTTCAAAGCCCGATCCTGACCAGCACCGTAACCTTGCAATGCCGCCTGACCCATCCTGCCCAAAGCCTGACCCAGTGTCGTTGGCATAGCCGTGTAACCGCCAGCCTCTAATCCGGCTAGTGCGGCCTGTGAGATGGCCTGACCGCGTGGAGACATCAAAGGTGCGCGTAACGCACCTAAAAGACCTGAGTCTGCTTCCTGTGGCGGTGGTGGCGGTATTTCGCCTGTAACTGTCGGTGACGGCATCTGAGGCGTTGCTAAGCGGCTTTGTGCGGCCTGACGTGCGACTCTCTCAAACATAGGAGATGGTGCCGCCGGACGCATTGATGGTGGCATAGCCGCTATATTTGGCAAGCGCATCTGTGTGCGGCTCATAGTCGGCGTTGCCGGACGACCAGCCGCCAGCCTGTTAAATTGTGCAAGCTGATCTTGTGCAAATCTTTGAGTATATGGTGTGTATGCCATTTCCTACCCCTAACCTAATAGACCAGCGAGGCCACCTGCAATCGCACCCTGAGCCGCGTACTCAGGGTTTATCTGCCCCGCCATTTGATAGCCACCCAATGCGCCGCCAAGGGCAGACGCGGCAGGTTGGCGATAGATTGGCTGAACCTGCTGTTCACCAACGGTTCCGCCTTGGACAGCCGCCATATAGTTAGCCAGCGATGTAAGAGGCTGGGCTTGCTCAAATTGGAAACGCTGGATGTCAGCCGCAAGTTCTGCCTGTGACTGTGCCTCTCTGGCCGCGCCGACCTCACCAAGCGTCTGAATGTCGGCAAATCCGAACTGACGCGCCGCAGGTGCCTGTGCAATCGCGGCCTGTTGTGCTTGTAGTGCGGCAGGTGCCAGTGCTTGCGCTAGTGCGGCTTGCTGGTAGCCTGATCCGTAGCGACCCGCCTGTGATGCCTGACCTTGAACTTGCTCAACTATTGGGCGGAACGCCGCAGACTGTAGCGGGTTAGTACCCATCAGGTTTTGCATAACTACGTCTTGCGTGGCTTGAATGAATGGTGACCCTGAGATAGCCTGTTGACGTGCAGACGACAGTGCCATCTCTGTTTCTGGGCTGTAGCCGACTGTTGTCTGCTCTGGGTAGTAGGCTGGCTGGTCGCCGTACAGGCGTTTCGCCTCTGACAAGCCGTACTCGACAAATGGCTGTGCATAATCTGGTGCAAGTCCACTTTGAACCGTTCTAGTTTCGCCGCCGCCTTTACTCATTTTCAAAATCCTTCATCAGTACAACCGCAGACTCGCGGTAATCTTTAAGCTGTCTTGACCAGCCCTTCCGGCCTACTATTTCCATACCATCGCACCCTATTGATTTTGCCCAGTGCGCGATAGATTTCTCGGCTTGCATTAATTCTTCAAGATTACCGCCAGCCAGCCATATACGGCACATTGACTTCTGCGGATAATCTACTATCTCAGTTATAATACACGATATAGTCAAAGGGTGAAACTGGGCTTTTCCTGTGATAACAAAATCAAGGACATCATCAAGGCTGTGTGACCCACCAGCATATTCTAGCGCATCGCCTATGTATTGCTTGCAACGCTCCCAATCGTGGCCGAACCTGTCGTCAGCCGACAATAAGGTAGGAGATGTCAACATCTGCTCCGTGGCTTTGATGCCCAATAATCATGTTACCGTTAGTGCTAGTTGTCTTTACAAACGGGTGGCTGTTCTCTAAGCCTTCACCAAATCCTGTAAAGAAAACAAGGCTTTGTATGCTGTACCGTGGATCAACAACTGTTGTCTCTGTCGTGCTTGCCGTAAATGTTGCATACCCAACACTATTAAGACCGCCGTCAATCGTTCTGTTCAACACCTCTGACACTTCCCGCGTTGTCGCGGTGACTGGGTTTAGGATGCGGTAGTTGGCCTGACGTTGCTCTATGGTCATCGTCTGCCAACCTTTCTGGCGTCAATGTCCAGACCTTGGGCAAACTCCCAGTTTCCCGTCAGGTTCATCCGTGCGCGGTGGTATCTGTCCTGTGCGCGAAACGGCGAAAAGCCGTCAGCGTTGGGGGCAACTGCGTCAGTGAATGTGGCCGACTCGGAGTGCAGACTGCGGGTGCCTATCTGCACAGTAACTGACCCGCCTCGATGATACGGATAAACTCTGGTGACGATTGTAAAGTTGCCAGTAGCCAGACCTGTTTCGCCAGTCTCAATGACCGCATTTAGTGGGTCTCCTGAGAAAGCATAGATTTTATTACCTAGTGCGCCGCCGAACAAAAATTGCCCACCCTTATAAAGCGCGGAATCCAAAGATGCTGGTAATGCGTCAACGCTGGTTGATAGGTTGTCCAAGTTCTCCAGCGTGTAGCCAGCCGTGAAGAACGGTGCAATAAGGTCTGCGGTCACGTTTGCGTATGACCACCCACCTGTGGCGTAGTTGTAGATCAATAGCTTGTCCGGCGTGTCATCTATTGCATCATTAGACACATAAGACCAGACCGCAATCTGGTTCTGCGGGTCAACGCTGGACGTAATCTTGTCCTTGTAAGAAAAGTTGACATCCTTGAAAAAGTGCTTGTCCACCTTCTCCGCCCCAATGTTCTTGGAACTCTGCCCATCGAACATATAGAAGCCGTCATCGGATAAATAGAAAATGGTGTGGCCGATATTACAAACCGACCCAGAAACCTGACAGCCTCGCGCTGTCTCCACCTTGTCAAACTGCCAGACCAGAGGAAGGCCAGTGTATGTGGCTCGCACGATGGCTCGCTCCATCAGGATCGTGCAATACTCTCCGCCTATGATTTTTACGATGTTGCCAGCGTCAGGGATTTCTTGAAAATCACTCTGACCTGTTCCGGCTGTCCAACTTGTCGGGTCATCGAATGCCGACCAGTACGCTTTGTACGGCACACGGCCTGACCCATCATCGGCGTTAGCAATCCACACAAAGTCACGCACAACCGCCAAAAAGTCACCCTTGGGCGGTGATCCGGCCAAGTCAGCAAAAACAGTGCTTGTGCCTAGCGTCCAGACCTGCGGCTCCTCGCCTGTGCCGCCTGTGGCGATAACCTTATTCCCAAACTGCGCGAACTCCCAACGCTCTGCGCCTGTTAGATCGTATCCACCAACCTTGCTAACATCATCTAGGTTGTTCGTCCCAGAGTTAAACTTGTACAGCTTTGTCGCGTCTCCGGCGAACAACTGCACCGTGCCGTTATCTTCCTTCGCCGCAAATACCTTCAGAATGGTTCCTGTGGCCGCGTTGCTGTACGCCACAAAGCCGTTGAGACTGCGGTATCCACCAAGCGCGGGTATTACGTTCTCCGCTACTGTGACGCCAGCGTTGTTATAGTCGGGCTGATCTGGTAGCCATTGTCCACTAAAGCTAATCATTGTTGCAACCAAACCTCGTTATCTGCGCTGACTGGTGTCCATATCTCTGAACCAGCCGCAATCTCTGTCCACGTCTCGGTGCCTTCGTCAACATTAATCCAATCTTCGCCAAGCACCTTGCCTGTCATTGTAGCACTTGCCGTAATGTTTGACGATCCCGCCATAACGTAGTCAGCTATCGTTGAACCTACAGACGAAACAGAAATATTTGCGATTCCTTCGGCACTATACACAAGGAAGGCTGACCCAGATGCCGCGAAGGCAAATTCGCCTGAGCCTGTATATGATGCAATGAACGTGGCGTTAGCAGTGACCGAACCAGCACCAGTAACTGACGCCGCAAAGTTCTGAACCCTGTTAGCCGTACCTGCGGATGTGACGGCAATGCTTGCGGCTCCATCGACTTGACGTATTACCTGCGGAGTCGCTGTTGCGGATGCTGAGATAGGCGCAGTTCCGGCGAACTCAATGGCAAACTGCACAGCACCTGTAGCTGTAACAGCTATTGCCGCGCTACCGTCAAAGTGTATAACGTCTAGCTGATCCAACTGATCCAGCGTCAGGCCATACGAATCCAACTGCTCTAACGTACCCCAGTTATCCAACTGTTCTAGGTTCGGATTAGACCAATCAACTTTTGTTAGCAGTAACGCGCTATCCAGTGAGTATGGTAGCGCGTCAATGCTTGTGACAAAGTTATCTAGGTGCGGGGTGCCAGTAGCCATATCGGCTCACCTACGCCGCAGTGATGTCTAGGTCGCCTGTTGGTATCTTTAGAATGTCACCAGAGGCGATTGTCTTGGCTGTGGTGAACGCGCCGTGGATCAGCAAATTGCCAGCAGATGCCGCGTCAAATATGCCAAAATGTGACACGCTACCCCAAGTCCCAGTAGCCGCCGCGAACTCAATAGCCGCATCGTTAGATGACGTGCCGCTTGCCGCCACACCGAATGATGCCACGACACGGGCATAATTGTTACCCGTGATTTCGGTGCCTGAGTTATCATCATTAAATGATGCGAGTGACAAACCAACATAAACATTTGTTGGCATTGTGTAAGACCCAACCGAAAGGATATGGTCGAGCATTTCATCTTCTAGGTAGTCGCTAAGGGCTGACATTTTTTAACTCTCCGCAGAATTATTTTGGCGTTGGTAGATAGACTGTATCTGGAGCGATCCGGTGCCATAGTGAGCGCGTTGCTCATCAACCTTGATCTCATCGATGGCCATACTAAAGCGTTGCATATACTGCGCCGCCCTAGTTTCGTCCAGAAGGTACGCATACGCCTCGGCTAACGCGCCGTAAAGGTAGGCGTCAGGGTGGCGAGTCAGGACAACATTAGTCAGGTTGCTGTCAGACAGTGCCGACAAACCGCCGACATAAATAATTTCGGCAGTGTATCCAGCGTCAGGGATTGGCCGCAGTTTCATCTCACCGCCGACAATGCTGAAACCAAGGGGCTTGCCTGATCCATTTGAAGAATATGTTGAGTCCAAAGATGATGGGCTATAGTAAGTCAAAACAGTCTTTGGGTCAGTGGTCAGGGCTATTGATCGCACCTCACGCAAGTCAGTCGGCAGGGCAATATATTCATCGCCGGATGTCAGAGTCGCAGTGGCTCGCTTTTCCTGATCTCGCGTCTCAAGTTCACGCGACATACGCGACTCGGCAAGCTGGATAAAGTTTGGTATCTGCGAAGTCAGGTCATCACGCGCAAGGAAGTTTGCGACAGCCGTCTTTAACTCGGTGTAAGTGCTGATGCTCATAGTGTTCCGCCGCCTGTCCTAAAATCACGATTCTGGCTATCATTTAGCCAAGCCTTCCACGCCTTCGGGTTTTCGCGTGGGTTGCCTAACGTCTCCAGAAGATGATTATAAACTACGTTTGGTATTTCCGCCACATGATGCACGTGCTTCTGTGTGCCGTGGAAATTTGAGTTAGTCCAGTCGTTGCTCATCTGCTTGTTGATCTTGAGCAGGTTGTCAAAGTTCTGGATCGTCTCAACGACTGCGGTGTCGCTGGCGTCTTGGTGCATCTTCATCACCGTGCCTGTCGCCGCATCGCTTTTAATAATTCTCTGCATCTAAAATCCCTTACAAAAGTAATGGGGGCGACTTGTGCCGCCCCCTCTTATGCTTATGATCCTGATAGATCAAAGATTCCGGCGTGTGCCTTTGGAGCCAGTGGCTTCAATGCCCACTCACAGATGATCTGTGAACGCTCTGCGTCACCGTTCTTCGCCAGCTCGATTTCGGCAAAGTTACGGCCATTCATTGTGCAAAGTTCAACGAATGCAGGGTCGATCAAGAAAATCTTGTCGTTTGACATGAAGCGTGATGGTGTTGCCTCAACTGTACCAAAGTCAGTAAGGAATACTGATGTTGATCCAACGTAGGTAACTTCCTTCGCGGCAGTCATGTTGACATCGTTTGACACCAGATTGCCAGTAGCTGACAAATCTGAGAAGTTCGCACGATTAGTAGCAGACGCAAGCATCATTGATGGGTTTCCACCATCTGTCCAAGCGTCCTGCATTCCATCTTCGATGAGTGCAAGTGAGAGTGCGCGGTCGTCACCATTGGTTACGGTATCAGTTCCGTCACCTGTGGCGAATGCGCCTAGACCTGCGCCGACTGAACCGTTTGTCATCCAAGTCATCAGAGACGCTGATTTGCGTGGGTCTGAGCCAGAACGTGCGACGTTTGTGTCGGTGATTGACTTCTCGATGTCACGGCGCAATTCAATGGCCTTTAACACCTTCTGATAGTTATGCTCACGCTCACGTCCTGCTGTGTCAACAGCATCGAGTGTGCCAGATGTAGCGAATGACTTCACTGAAATCTGGTGATAGTTACCCAGACGAGCAGTCGGAACGGCCGCCGCTGTACTGGCGTCAGCACCTTCGTTGACGTGGTTGTCAGACGCCGCTGTTGCCAAGTCCTGAGTCTGCCACTCTGTGAAAACAGCAGATGAAGTGCTTTTCTTCATGTTGCTGAATGCAGGTGTCTCAGATGGGTCGATCCGATAAATAATGTCGGCAAGGCTTTCTTTTTGGCCGATTGCGGCACTAGTAGCAAAAGTAGTCATTTTGTATTCTCCTCGGGCTAGTTGCCCATCAAGTAGTTGACTGCGGCGTCAACACTGCCCTCTTTACTGAGGCGATCCAGTGCTTTCTTCCGCGAACGGGTTTGTACATCACTCTTAGTGCGAGGTTGCCCAGCCCTTGCCATCTTCGGTGCCTTCTGTGTGCGTTTCTTGGCGGCAGGTTTCTTACCTTGTAGATTGTCCCACTTCCACGCCTTGTAGAGAAGTTCAATCGCCCTTGCGTCTGACACATTTGCGATTTCTTCCTCAGAAAACCCGATCCGCCTCTGAGCGTACTTGATGACTTCCTGACGCTCGCTATCGCGGGCATCTTCATCTTTCCAGTCAGGTATGCGGTTCAGCATATCTTCACGTTGCGTAACCAAGTGCTTTTTCATTTGCTCTTGCTGTTCAAGTGCTTGTTCTTGGGCTATGCGGTTTTGCTCTGCTTGTAACTGCTGGGAATACTCTTTTTGCTGATCCCACTCAGTTTTGTACAGAAACAAATCACGTTCCGACATTGTTTCGGCTAATGCTCTCCAGTCAGGCTCTTGCTGAGTTGTCTGCTGGATTTGACCTTGCAACACATCGAGATGTTGCTTGTAAGCGTCACGCAACTGCTTAGTCTCTGCGGCCTCTGCTTCAAAGGCTTTGCGTTGTTCTGCCAGTTCCATAGAACGCTTAGTGAATGCCTGTTGGCGCGAATAACCATTACGCAACTCATCCAAAGTTACCTCATGCTCTACGCCGTCAACCTTGACAGTGTAAGACTCAGGGGCTTCGATGTATTCGTCTTGGTCTTCGTCCTCATAGACATCTTCGCCGTCATCAATATCATCGAACTGATCGTAATCTTCGGTGGCATCGTATTCTGCCGTATCCTCTGATGTGTCAGCCGCCTCTATCTCAGGCTGTTGAGGTTCGACATCTTGTGCCTCTACCTCTTGCCGTTCTTCTACTACATTGTCCTCTGACGAGGTGTTTAGAAGATTCAGTGCATCGTTAAAAGAAATTGCTCCGGTTCCGTTTGGATTGTCGGACATAAAAATCACCTTTTCCTTGTGTTAAAATTGTTTTGCATCTTGACTTGTTCAAGCTGTGCATTCGCCATCTTACCATCTTCGATTACAGTGTTAAAGTACCCCTTCAACGCCTCAAGATTCTTGAGTAACTGATACAGGCGTTCTCGGCTTTCGTTGTCAGTGACTTCGCTGTTGCGCCACGCATCTATAAATTGCGTCTCTAGGTAATCAAACCCTTCCTGTAACAATTCGTTTCTCAACAACGCCTCTGCCTTCGAGGCGCGGTTTACCGCTTCCCTTGCTTTTCCTTCGTTCATGATAGTAGCGTGTATCCTTCCAATGATGGTCGTGTTCTAAATATGTCAGGCCGCGTTGCGCTTCCGCGACGGAATGACAAGTTAGCCGCACCGAATCCGGCACCGTCACCGAATGCAGAGCCAGAGAAGTCAGGCGCGACATCGAGAAGCCCCATTCGGGCATACGCGGCTGTTGCGTCCTGCGGTTCAACAACGCCCATACCAGTTTCTAGTCGGCAAGCCTGCAAATCTTCGTCAAACATATATCCGGTTGGACATCTTTCTTGACCTGTAGCTTCGTCTGTTATTGAGCCAACAACTTCTGGACGATCATCGCGGTACATATCGGCCACAGCTTCGCGCTGTGGCGCGTATGGGTCTGTTCCAGCTAGTAGTGAGCCAGAAGGCGACCCAAAGCCTACTGCGCGGCCTAGTGGGTCGCGTATGACCTGTGCCTGACGAGCCGCAAGGTCTGCTGGTGATAGTTCACCGCCGCCAAGCATTTGACCAGCCAAAGAAGAAAGGCCAGCCCCTCTTGCAAAACCAAGCGCGGCTGGCATACCAAATGGCAGTGCTTGCGCTTGCCTTCTCTCAATGTCCCGCAAGTCCCTTTGTAGCTGTTGCAACCGCTTTACTTCTACGGCTTGTTGCGTGTTAGCCAATACCTGTGCGGCTACGCTATCTTCATTTCTTTGGTCTTGATTGTACTGCGCCACAGCTTCCGCGAGGGCGGCTTGCTGGGCGGGCGTTGACTCGTAACCAGCGAAGGGGTCATCGCTTTGACCCCCGCCACCGCCGTAAACCTCGTAATCCTGACCAAGCTGTTGACCTGTCCCAGACTCAAATACCAGCGCCATATCTAAACCCTCGGCAAGTTAGTTGAAATTTCGGCATCGGTGACTGCCTTTGCCACCCTCAATTCAGCCTCGGCTTGCAGTTCCTGCCTACGCAGTTCCATTTCCATAGCCATCTTCTCACGCTCTAGCTGTATCTCCAACTGCATACGCTCGCGCTTGAGTGCCATATCCTGTTGCATCTCGATCATCTTCGGATCAGGCTGTGGCTGTTCTGGCTGGGCTTGCATAGCGGCCATCTGTTGCTGGATCATCTGCGGCGAGTTGAAGAATTGATCCGCATCCTTAAATCCGCCAATCTCGGCAATAGACCGCAATGTATTAACGTACTGAGGCATCGACACGATTGGATTGCTCGCACCCAACTGCATCATGATCTGTTCCTGCTTCGCCGCAATCTGCGTCAGGAATGCAATCTTTGTCTCATCGTCAGATGTGCCGAGGCCAACCTGCACAACGCAGTCGAACTCGGATTCCCATTCGGCAGGGTTGATCGGCACAAACTTGTTACGCAAGCGCACAATGCGATCCTTGTTATCGTACTTAGTGACCAAGTGCAGAATGCCTTTGAACAACTGCTTGACGCCTGTCTCGGCAAAGGTACGCGCAACTGACTCTAGCTTGATCTGTGCGCCGCGTACCGTGGCAGATACGGCTGACGCGGTGCTTGATTGCAGTGCGTCTGCGTCCAGACCCTGCGATGCGGCACTCATTCCTGTGCGCTGTTGCTTGATCGTGTCAACGTAATCCATCAATGGACGGATTTCTCCGCCAACCGATGCGCCTGTGATCTGCTGTAACATCCCAGCCTGTCTGACGCGAATAACACCGCCAGCAGTGCCGTCCAGCAAATCATCGAGATTCACCTGACCCTCAACAGCCGCCATACGCGGCAGGGTCGATGAATACACGCTGTCTAGGTACTGGCGCATAAGGGTCGTCTTGATTACCTGCAAGTCCTCGGTCATGTCATAGATCGAGCGACCAATCAGGCGGTGCGGCATCATGATAGGCGTGACAGCCGCGAATGGGACGTGATCGAACGGCTCATTGTGCAGGATGTGCTGGCCTTCCGAGCCAATCGCGCAGATGCGGCGTCTCTCGGCAATGCCGTCACCGTCATAATCGATGTTGGTGATACACTCGTAATAGACAACCTCGCGCAGTGCCGGATCAGCGGCCTCTGTGCCTGTAGAAGCCTCTAGGTCTTGGAAACGCTGTGTTCGCTCGCTATCAATATCCAACTCGCCAACACCCGCGTGTGCTTCTACTTCCTCGCGGTCGTAGCCCATAGCAACAAGGTCGCTGACGGTCATAGTTGTGCGGTGCGCCATAAAGTGCGCCTCATCGAGCGAGACCGCACGACGCGACACTAGAAATTCTTCTGGCGGTATGTTTATGATTTTAATCTTGCCCGACTTGCGTGTGACACGGACTGACAGGTCATAGGTTGATGATATTGGGAACAATTCGCCCGTCATCTCGTCGGCGTATGTCTCGGTGATGGTTTCTTCCTGCGACACAATTTCAACGTCAGGGTCTTCCATCAGCATTGCCAGTTCTTCGTCTGACAGGCCGTTATATTCTTCTTCGGTTACGTCCTCGGACTCATCCCAGTAAAACTTCACAACGCCAAGACGGAACAGCAACGCATCCTTAAAAAAGGTGTGCAGTAGCTGGAAACCATTGTTATCATTATTAATAACGTGGTTGACGTAATCGGACGCCTGTTCGGCCTTCTCCACATCCTCTGCGGTGCGCGGCTTGAACCGGACATATTCATCGTTGGACGTGAACACGCGCATCAAATTAGGCAACATCGACTCGATGGTGTCGGCAACCTCAGTGGCAACGACTGATGACTTTCCAGCAACCTCGTTTCCTAACGGCTCGCCCAGATAAAAATCCATAGCGCGTAAACGCTGTTCTGTGTACTCGCTATCAAAGTGGTTTAGCGCGTCATTGATTTCATTGGATACGATGCTACTTAGCTGGTAGTCGTCCATTTTGTCGTCGGCCATAGAATGCCCCTATTAGTTTGTGGCGTATTTGCCCAAGGTAGTATTGTGACTCATCTTAGGCTTGCGCTTTGGCGTTGCCATTGGTGCGGGGCGCATGATGCCAGCCGAACCCATAGCCTCGTTCATGTCGCCCATAGTTGGCTTTGACTTTGGCAGGGGCATACCTTTTTTCTTACCGTAGTTCATTTTTTTACAACTTTCTTTAGTTTAGCTTTTGGGCTTGGTTTCTTGGGTGTTGATGTCATCCGATCACCCTGAGAGGTATTAACGTGCTGGGGCTTTGGCTTGACATCTAGGCTGGGATTGGCGGGTGGCGTAACTTTGCCCTGCAAGCAACGCTCCATATTAGAACAGCGCACAGGGTGCGCACAGGTATCACATAGGTTCATTTTTTCTTTGCCTTCTTCTTTGCTGTTTTTGCGGCCTTCTTAAACGCTGATGCTGTCGGCGCACCTTTCGCACCGACCTTCCGCATTTTCTCGCCTGATCCAGCCGCTATACGTTTACGTTTTGCTTGAATGTTAGCGTACAAACCCTTCGGCATTACCATTTCTCCCTGTTTGCCCAGTACGCCGCAGACATCTTGCCCTTGGCTATGTTCTTTGCGTGGCGAGCCTTGAACGATTCTCGTCTCGCCTTCTCGGACGCCGTCTTTGGTGACTTACCCGCGCCGCTAACGCCCTGCTGGCCGAAGCGGATGGTTTTTACCTTGTCACCTTCCTTCGCCACAACAACGTGCGACTTGGTTGCATGAGATGGCGTCCTCTTGGGCTTATTATAGCCGCTAACGCCAGCTTTAGCTAGTCGGGGGTCTTTTGTCTTGCGTGGGGGCATTCTTTTTCCTTTTATATCGCTTTAATATATCCTATAATGCGCCTTTAACAAGGGAGCCTTGATATGTTTGCACTAACGCCAGAAATGCACCGTGAACGCATAATGCGCCGCGTAAAACAACTTACAGAGCATTTAAGCATCGAAGAAGCACAAGACCTTGACGAAATAATATGCGAGGCTGTTGGCATTGATACTAACGAAAGCCCGCCTTTCTATCTGTTATCTTCCCAAGAGTGAATTTTGCATGAGGGTGTCTAGCATCTGCTGGTCAACCATCTGCATCGGCAACTTGAAGTCTTGAGTATATTTTATGTTTTGAGGTGTTAATAGTTTTCCCCTTACGTTTAACTGAGACGAAAGCGCATTGAATGAGTCTGGGAAGAAAGTACCCTGCGGGGCAAGATCACCCAAAAGGCCGCCAATGTAACCGCCGCGTTGGTCAGGCGCATACCCTCTTATCTGCCCAGAGTAAGTCGTGTGCGGGAATTGTGGGTTTTCAATTATGGGGTTGTTTATATCCATTTGACCGAATGACACACCTTCCGAAAAAGTAGGCGTGTCATAAAGTTCTGGATCAGTGACAGCGCGTCTTACTGCGCCGATATTTGGGAAACCAGCCTTTCTGGCGGCTTCCATATCCATCAGGCGTATAAACTGTTTTCTGAGATCGCCAGAAGAATTATCAAGATAATCTTCTAAATCTTTTGAGTCTATGCCAACAAAATCTTCATCTATTTTCTTCATCGCGTCATCAAACGTTTTTTTGTCCGCTTTTTTAATCTTCATATTAGGCAACATTCTGGAAACTATCTTTGTTGGCATAGTCGAATGATCTATCGCATCAACGCCCATAACAGCATTCACGCCCACAACATCTGCGCCACCAGCGTCATCAGAGGCTTTTTGTGCCGCATTAACAAACTTAGTGACAATACCCTGCTTACTAGCCCACAGGGCGTCCTCGCCCTGCGCGGCTTCACCACGCATAAATCCGGTGCCGCCCTCCAAGTCAACTGGCTCTGTCAGCTTAATGTTATCAACTGACTCAACCTTGCCGCCGATTGCGCTACGGTCACTAAAAAATGGCATGAGCAACTTACCTTGAAGCGACTCAAGGTCAACCTGCCTTTTTGGCATTAGAAGCCCTGATGTGTCCTGTATTTCCATCGGGGTATCTTCAATGCGGTACGGCATTGAAATGCCGGAGTATTTCATAGGGTCTTTTTCAGCTTTGGTCAGCTTACCACCCATAGCACCAAGCGTGGCACCGCCAGCCGATCTGGCCGCTATACCTGCGGGGGCTAGTGGCGCGGCAACAGCGAGGGGGTCGTAGCCGAACTCATTTCCCTCATCGTCAACAAGCAAACCAGTGCCGCCAGTCGCCATATCAACGCCGGACATCACCTGCTGGTTAGCCATCTGGCGCAACGCCTCTGGCGCGGCCTTCGCGGCGTCAACTATCTGATCCGCCTCAAGGCCAAGAAAGCCGGACACCGCCTGATATGCTGGCATATACTGCAAGCCGAACTCAGGGTCGCCGTAAACGCCCTCGGTGGTGACAGGAACCTGCGTACCCATTGGGGCATCAATAGCATCAACATATTCGGTTGTGGGGGCTTCTAGTACCTCGCGGCGCACAGGCGAGAAAATATTGCCGAGCAATCCGAGATACGCTTCATCTTCCGGCAGGAACCCATACTCGTATTGCTGTGCCATCTAAACTACCCAATTAGTGTTCGGTTTCAAACTGCGATTGGAATTATAACCCTTTGAGTAGCCTCCCGCAACCGCACCCTGCCCCGCAAACGTCAGCACAAACGCATCCGCCACGTCAGGCGACCTCTGGCCGCGACGCTTCATCTCGTCCTTCGACTCAACCTTCAACTTGCCGGACGACAGGTATTTATACCGTATTCCGGTGATCTCCGCTATCAGCGTGTCATCCTGCGCCACATGACAGTCACGCGCCTCAAACCACTCACGCGCATTCCAGAACAACTCATCGCGCAACCGA